CGATGGTTGATGAGGTTCTCGCCGACCCCGCTAACTACGCCGCTATCCGCGAGCGTTACATGGCGCAGGGCGTAGACGAGGAGCTTCTCCCTGAGGCGTTTGATGCTCAGCTATTTGGCGCGTTACAGGTTGCGCTTGATCAGCTTCGAGCTCCTGACACAATGGCTCCCCCACAAAACTTCGCCAAGGGCGGTATCGCAAGCCTCCGCCCAATGGCTCAGGCTATGGCCGACGCAGGCCGTAACGGCGACACGATGGTCGCCCATATTAGCCCCATTGAGGCACAGATCCTAAAGCGTATTGGCGGTAGCGGCACGACTAACCCTACCACCGGCATGCCTGAGTTCTTCCTGAAGAAGCTATTTAAGAAGATCGGTAAGACGGTCAAGAAGTTTGCCAATACGACGATTGGTAAGATCGTTATCGGTACGGCCCTGTTCGCAATTGCCGGTCCGGCAGCAACGGCAATATTTGGAAGCACCGCTGCCCCTGCTTTGGTTGCCGCTACCAAAGGTTTCGTAGCCGGTGCAGGCTCGTCTCTTATTGCAGGTGGAAACTTTAAAGACTCCCTGAAGGCAGGCGCTATTGGCGCGGTAACTGCCGGTGCAGTAAGTGGCGTGACCCAAGGAGCAAGCGCATTTAAGTCTACTGCAGCGCCTACAGGTGCTCCGGTGACTACTTCTGTCCCTGCGGTGGATAGCACAGCGGCACTTCCTGATTTAAGCGCTACAGCGGCAGAGACGGTGGCGACTGGCGTACCGATGCCCATGGACCCCTTTGCCGCCAGTCCCACAGGAATGCCTGTTGCAACGCAGCCTGTCGTACCCCCTATCCCCGCAGCACCTCCTATACGGCCGGGCGACCCCTTCGCTGCCTCCGGAGCGCCTGTTGCTCGAGCGCCAGTCCAAAGCGGTGTTGCTTCATTGCCCACCACGCCTGCAGCAGGTCAGCAAGTAGCCGCTACAGGCGGTCAAACCGCCCCATCAAGTTTCTTTGGGAACATAAAGGAAACCTTTGCTCCGGGCGATGCGACTTTTGGCGACAGAGTAGAAAGCCTAAAAGACGCGTTCTCTCCCGCTGCGCGTCAGGCGGCAGGGGCGGAAAGAGCACAATTAGCAGGCAATAAAGCTTTTGGCGATACGTTAGATCAATTCGCACAGAGGGGTATAACTGAGAACACTCAAGGTTACGCGACAGCGGTTAAGGCAGCTCAAGACGCCGCTTCTGCCGCAGTGGCGGCCAATACTTCGGGGGCAATATCCAACTACCTACCTCTAGCCGCTGCAGGCATGGGCATCGCCGGATTATCTGGAGCGTTTAGCCCTGAGCAACCACAGCTACCGCCCGGCTTTGAAGGTATGACGGATGCGCCCGGCCAACGACTGCTCGAGCAGTACCCTGAGCGTTACGGCCTGAGCTTTGGCGGCGTGAATACCATGTCGCAAACTGCTCCTTATCAAATGTATCGTCCCTACGGTGCCGCGAAAGGAGGCAGTACGTCTGACTTCCCACGCAAGAATGGCCACATAAGCGGGCCGGGCACTGGTACGTCCGACGACATCCCCGCAATGCTCAGCGACGGCGAGTTTGTATTCACCGCCAAGGCAGTACGCAACATGGGCAACGGATCACGGCGCAAGGGCGCTAAAAAAATGTATGCACTTATGAAGAATCTAGAGGGCCGCGCCAATGGTTGATATGACCTATTCAACCCAGTACGTACGTGAAGCGCCAGAAATTGAAGCGTACAAGCTAGGACTAATTAACGAGGCTCGAGACCTTTACAATCAGCCTATGTACCTGCCCGCCGTTGAGGCCGCAGGTCTTTCTGGCACTGAGCTGCAGGGAATTGACTTTGCCAAGCAGGGTGTTGGCGCGTTCGAGCCTTACATACAGGCGGCATCTCAAGGCGTCACCCAAGGCATGGACCTCACGCAGCGTGGCGCGTTAGCGGCAGGCGCTGTTGACACGACGGCTCAGTATCAGGCCGCTCAGGACATGATGGGTCGCGCAGTCCCTGTTATTGGTCAAGGTATTGGCGGTATCTTAGGTTCTGCTAAGGCATATGACCCAAACCAAGCCGCCTCTTACATGAACCCTTACCAACAGCAGGTGACACAAAACGCTCTTGGTGAGATGCGCCGTCAGGCGAACATCGCCCAGACTGGAGCCGCCGCACAAGCAGTGGGTGCAGGTGCTTTTGGCGGGACTCGAGAGGGTGTTCAGCGCGCTGAAACTGAGCGCGGCGTTCAGGACTTGATGCAGCAGCGAATCATGCAGGACTACGCCAACAACTACGCGCAGGCACAGCAGGCGGCAATGCAGGGATTTGAATCTCAGCAGCAGCGCCAACTGGCCGGTGGGCAGGCGTTAGGTCAAGCCGGAATGCAGTTCGCCAATCTCGGACAGGGTATCGGCGGTTTGACTGCACAACAGGCAGGCGTTGACATTAACAAGGCAGGCGCATTAGGCAACCTTGGTAGCCAGATGGGGTCGCTTGGCACGCAATACGGCGCATTAGGTCAGGCTTCACAGCAACTCGGCGCGGCAGACACAGGTCTGTTGATGGGTCTTGGTGGCCTCGAGCGTCAAGTCGAGCAAAGCCAGATCGACGCGATTCGATCCACCCAGATGCAGGAAGCGATGGCTCCTTATCAGCAGCTTGGTTTTGTTTCAGACATTTATCGTGGCGCACCAACCACCTCAATGGCACTTACCGCCCAGACCGCACCTAGCGCGAGCCCGCTGCAAACAGCGGTAGGCTTGGGAGTAGGCGCGTTGTCCACGGCAGCCGGTGCACAGAAAGCAGGGTTATTCTAATGAAAGATGAGCTTCAGATGGTTGATGACGATCAGGTCGAAAACGTCGGGATTATGTCCGGCTTTATGGACGAGATCGACGAGTTAATGGAAGAGCTCTCTGGCGAGGAGCGAGAGGAAGGTGACGACGCCGACATGGCGCGGATGATGGCGCGCACGCCTGACTCACCTGAAATCCTCATGAATAACCTTCGTGGTGACATGCGTTCGATTGACGCGCGCCGTGAGGAGCTTGCCGATTTGGTTGGATTCCGTGAAGCAGAAGAAACGCCTGAGGGTGTTCTTGCGTTACTGCAGCCGGTTCTAGCGCAGCAGGCCGCGCCCGCTATGCCGATGCCTGCACCTATGCCACAGGGCATGCCTCCTGAAATGGCCGGAATGGCACCACCTCCTATGCCCGCAGGTCCTGCACCTGCGATGGGCGGTATTGGTGGATTGCCCATGGACCAAGGACCTGCGCCTATGGCGATGGCTAACGGAGGCATGGTCCAGTATTTTCAAGAAGGTAGCGGCGAGGAGGGCGTTACCCCAAATAGTAGTGCCTACCCTCCTGAAATTGTGGCAGCAGCCATAGAGCGTTATAAAGCGATAATGAATCAGCAGCCTGAAACCGTGCCTGATTTACGGGCCGGAGTAGACCAGAATCTGGCTTTGTATCAAGACATTCTTGGCAGTGACCCGAAGGATACGCAGGCTCAGATGTTGTTTGACATCGGTCAGGCGGCGCTCGGCTATGCCGGTAACGTAGGTCCTGACGGGCAACCACTTCGTGGTTCTGCTGCGGCAAGACTAGCAGGCGCTACACGAGAACTGCCCGGCCGTATCGGTCAGCGTGCAGCAGGCATGTCCAAAGAGGCGCAAGCGCTTAAGATGGCAGCACTGCAGGCAGCCGAAGCTCAAAGGAGCGCGGCTCAGGAACGGAATGTGAAGCTTGCCGAGCGTCAAGCCGACATCTACGGCGACATCGCCACGCAGAAGCCTGCTAAGCTTAGCGCATATGAGGAAAAGATTCAGGACCTCATGAACACTATGGAAATGACTCGACCTGAAGCGGTAGAGATGGTCAACACAAGCACGTTTATTGAGCCTAATTCTGGAAATACCATTAGGTATAACCCGATTACTCAGACGGCTGAAGTGATAGACGTGGCGTTCCCTGAACCTCCGGCGCCTCCTACGACTCCGCCAGAAGTTTCTGCAGAGGATTTATCCTTTGACGTAGGTACGGGAACAGGTGCATTCGCTGCTGTGCGAAACCTATACAGCAGCACGCTTGGTCAACTGCCGTTCTTACCTGCAGCACTTAAGACAGAGGAGGCAGCGCAGAGATTACGTTTCCTAGAAAGAGACGCGATTTCGTCACTTGCTACGACCTCTCGCCCGTCTGTTGTGGAACAGGCACGTATTTTGGCCACTATACCTCAAGCACTTGATTTTAGTCAGAACCCTGAAATCGCACAAGAAAGCTTGGCTAACTTCGTAGACCTCATGGGTCAGGTGTATGTTGATGACGTGAAGTACAGTAACGACATTTCAAACCCCAAAGGCGAACGCGACAAGTCTGAAGCTAGGGCTCGAGCAGTACAACGAACCATTGGCTCTCTATTACGTCCAGATGCCGCCGAGCTATACTTTGACACCGTCAATAATGCTGTAAAAGTCGATGCAGGAAAGTTTGGTGAGATGTCCAAAGAGGAATTGATGGCTGTAAATGTGGCAGAGCTAGAGGGTAACACTCTTGCTGCCTTCATTACTGCTGCTAAAAAGTTTCAATAAGGGTAATTAGTAATGGCTGATGAAGAAAAAGGCGTTACAGACGCAGAGCAGCAACAAAAAGACCTTGCTCTAGCCCTACAGCTACAGCTCTCGCTTGGCGACGGCGCTCCTGCTCAACCTGTTTCTGCAGAAGAAGCCTATATGGCCGCTAATTACGGTCCTCTTGAAACCGCCAACCGCATGATGGCCCAGACTTTAGATACCTTGGTTCTGGACTATCTCCCCGACAAGTGGAAAAACAAGCTTGCTGACATAGGCATAGGCTTTCCTGCGGGATATGAAATGCCCGGCAAGGCAGGTGCAGCAGCCAAAATGATAGGCACCGCCGCCCCGTTCGTTGCGGCGCCTGTTCTTGCGGGCAGGCAATTAGCACAGGAAAGCGCTAGGACACTTGCACGTCCGGGCCCTGCGCGTAAGTTGTTAGAAGACATCTATAGGACTTCTGTAACAGCGCCTAAGACTTTTTACGGCTCTGAAATAGCTGCCGCAGGCGCCGCCGGAGCAGCAGGGGAAGCCGCAAGACAGGGTGGAGCAAGTCCTGAAATGCAAGTGGTGTCTGAGCTTGCCGGAGGTTTTGGGGCAGGCGCTATACCCACTATGATACCCAGAACTGCACAGCGCTTAGTTCAAGGGGTTAAAGCTAATCTAGCACCTTTCACCGAGGCAGGCGGAAGCATTCGTGCTGCGCGTCAAATGCAGGAACGGGCAGGTGGTCAGGTTCGCGCGTTAGAATTAGCGGATGCTTTGGATGATGTGCCAGAAGGCGTAACTCCGGCACAATTTCTTGGTGACAATGTTTTAATGGCCCAAGAAGCTCGTCTAATTGCAGACAACCCCGACATAGGCAATGCAATTGCTGTTGATTTAATGGCTGCGCGACGTGCCGCGCAGGAAGAGCTTGTTGACTTAAGGGGGCAGCCTCGAACTCGACAGGAATGGGAGCAGGCGGTTATTCAGCGTGTTACACCGCCGGGCACTACAATTACCAAAGCTCAAACCGACGAGATGCTTAGCGAAGCATACAAGGCCTTCGATCCTTTTTATGATGCGGCAAGAGGGCTGCCTGCGCCACTTAATAAGTTAACCCGTTTAGATGTAATAGACTCAACTGACACGCCCTCTATTATCGCAACCGATGATCAACGAACGGCGGTGCGTAGATACCTTGAGGATCTGACTACTGCGTGGGAATCGCCCGGCTTTAACGAGCCTCGAGCGCGCATGGGAACTACTGATGACCTGATTGACATGCGTAGCAAGATTAGGGCCGAGCAACGAGCTCAAATGCGCGCAGGAAATCTTGAGCGGGCCGATCTTTTAGGCGCTGCTGAAAATGTAGTCAGTCAACAAATACGAAACGCAGTAAGCCCAGAAACCGCTGTTCGACTTAATGAGGCAGACAGGCTTTATCGTCAGTACAAGGTTATCGAAACAGCCATCTACAACAGCGGCGACAATGTTCTGACCGCCGACATGGTGTCTGAAGCGATTCGCACAAGCGGCCTTACAACTCCTTCGCGCTATGCTCGAGGAGAGATTGAAGAAGTACAGAAGTTACGTGAACTAGCCATTGCAGGCAGGGACGTAGCAGAGTACTTGGGCGACCCTGAGCGTGCGTCACTTATGGTCAGGGGGTTAGACGAAGACGGTAAGAGCGCCGTTCAAGCGGAGTTTGTAAATGCTCTTATTAAAAGGGCAAAGCCTGACGCCGCTGAAATATCAGACGGCATGGTGCTTATATCTGGAAACAAATTAACCCGAGACATTACCGAAAACATAGAGGTAATGCAGGCACTGGGTATGGGTCCAGAGGATATTGGCCGAGTAAGAGATATCGCCAATAGAGTTACCATGATGGAGAAGAAAAGCCCTGCAGCAGTTGCGAAACTGTTTGACGATGGGCCGTCTACAGTCATGGAACTACTTGCCAGTGTGGTCGGAGCAAAGCAGGGGTCGAACCTCGCTTCAGTTGCTGACATCGGCCAGAGCCTTGTACTTGCACAGTTCTTCTCTAACCGGGCCCGTAGGTGGTTAACCAAAGTAACTTCCGATAAAGCAGCTCAGCTTTTAAAAGACGCCGCCACAGATCCTCAACTGTATCAGGCCTTGCTTAGAAAGAATGTTGCGCCTGCCGATAACATTAAAGCGGCCAGATACATCGAAAGCTACTTAGCCGCAACTGGTCAGCTCCAAGCTGAGGAAGCAATGGACCTCGATGAGCCAACCGACCAAGAGTTGCAGTTCGCACCGTTCGAGGCAAGTACCCGTGGTCCACGGAGAACGCCTAGCGCACCACCAACACGTGGCGTGCCGGGCCTTGGTTCAGAGCAACCGGCTCCCGCTGCACCTGCCGTGGCCCAAGGACCTACGGGTCAAAGCAGCAGGGACATGCTCGAGCAGCTATTCCCCTTTGGCTAATGGCAGGCATAAAAAAGGCCCCTAGTTAGGGGCCTTTTCTTTATGGGCAGACTACAGTGTAGGTGTTGTCTTCATTCTTACTGATGTCGCCCGGACATAAATAACCAAAGTCATAGCCCTCGGCTAAATCAAGCTCTCGATCCCGAGCAGCTATCCTCGCTGCCTCTTCGGCCTCTACTGCCGTCTTATAGGTTCTCCAAGAAACCTTACATCCGCACTCGTGCTTCAATGGCTTGGGATAATCCATTTTCTTTCTCCTGTATTAATTTTAAAGAACGGCCATCTCTTAGATGACATAGTCATTGTACTACACTTTACTACTTAATGCAAACATCTATTTTTCACTACTGTTGTGGAACTCGTCAACTCGACGCATCCATAGGTCCTTATAACCTTGGAACTCGCGGCCTGCGGTGGAGAACTCCGCAGTGCTGCCGTCTGATCTAACCGCCATCAACACAACTGCATTGTCTATTTTAGTGCCGTGCATTTCATCGTGCGCTAAAGCGTACGCCGCTAACTGGCAGAAGTAATCCTCGATCCACTCCCGCTTCTTCGGCTTGTTGCTCTGCTTGAAGTCGATGATGGCAGGCTTGTCTCGATAGACTCCGACTAAGTCCGTGGTACCCGCATACTTCTCCGGATAAAACAGAGAAACCTCAGAGCCCCAGATTTCATTCACGTTGTGAAAGTATCGGTTGATAATCTTGTAGCCGAGCTCGTAGCCCTTGCACATCTCCCAGTTCGTCGGGCGGGGCAGGTCTCGATACGCGACCATCCGTTCAATGACCTCGTGCAAGTAAGTGCCGACCAGTGACGCCTCGTTTTTAATACGCTCCGCCTCTTCCTCACCTACGCGCGCGACCCACGCATCAAGGCCCCCTTTATCTGCTTTGGTGGCGGACAGGATAGTCGTCACGCTTGGCAGTTTCTGCTCGCCGTAGATATACCGGCGGCCCTCGGGCAGGTCCTGACGTTGCAGGGAGATGTATTTAAATTTCTTTCGCAGCGGGATTAGATCAACCAATCTTTCATCTCCTCGCCAAGCACTTCGTTGGCTATGTCAATTTTGGAACGCAGGGCCTTGACTATCTTCTCGTCGACCGTGCCCGGCACCATAAGGTCCACGTAGGTAACAGACTTTGTCTGGCCGATTCGATGCGCGCGGTCTTCGCTCTGCAAACGTACCTCGAGGTCAAAACTGTTACTATAATACACAACTGTATTCGCTGCTGTGAGCGTAAGTCCGTATCCGCCGGTCCTTGGGTTGCCAACAAAGAACCTGAGCTCACTGTCGGGGTCTTGGAATTCACGGACCACGCGCCTACGCTCTTCGTCATCGGTGTCACCGTAGTAAGTGCCGACAGCGTTCATGCCGTACTCTTTTGCAAGCGCAAGCTTGATGGCCTCGATGTCGTGGCGGTAGTTCGCCCAGATAATAACCTTGTCTGATGTCTCTTCGACCACGGACAAAAGTTCGTCCATTCGTTTGCTTGGAATGCTTATCTCGGTGCCGTCGTCGAGCTTCGAGTGGCCGCAGGCTATCTGATGCAGACGCATGATCTGGGTCAGGGCGTTAACGGTCGTCGTCATTCCTTTGTCGAACAGGGCCAGAGCAAGAGACGACATCTCGTCGTAGGCCTTGCGCTGCTCTTTGGTTAACTCGACCTCACGCTTGACGAAGACCTTGGGAGGCAGATCGAGGCACTCCTCTTTGGTAATGCGGTAAGCGAATTTATCAAGCTTCTCTTTAAGCTCGTCGAGCTTGCGGTAACCTACGATCTTCTTAAAGCTGTGGCTGCCCATGTGCTTCTCAACAAGAATCGCATAGCGTGCGCGGAACGAGTAAAAGCTCGGTGCGTTCAGGCATTCCTCTGACAGGAAAGCGCATTGTTGGTACAGGTCCATAGGCGAACGGGTAACCGGCGAGCCCGTCATGATCCGTCGATAAAGAGCCTGCTGCCCGACTTTCAGTACGTTCTTCGCACGCTTGGCCGTTGGCGTTTTGATCGTAGTGCTCTCGTCGATAGACATAAAACACTTGGTATACATTGCAAAGCGCTTTGCATACTCGAAGCCCTTAGTGGTCGACAGGGCTTCCACGTTCATCACGAGAATCTTTAAATCCTCTGTAACCTCCCACAAGTTTTCAAGCTGAGCCCTCTCCGCTTTACGTGGGTTAGGGGTCCAAAGCGCCGTGCGGTGAATCACGTGGTCAGGCAAATGCTTGGGTAATTCTTCATCCACCCAGTTACGATAAACACCCTTCGGCGCTATGATAAGTGCCGAATTTATTTTGCCCACGTCATAAAGCATGGCCAGATTGTTAATGACCATGAACGATTTACCAGTACCCATGTCAGCAAAAAGCGCTGCTACAGGCCTTTTCCAGAACTGTTCTAAATATTTTTTTTGATGTGCAAACGGTTGATTTTTAAACCGATAGCGATCAATCCACAAGTTTTCCACAGCTTATCTCCTTTCTAGGTTTGCTTTTCGGTTGACACCGACTAGCTAACGCAGTGTATCATAGCGCCTCGCATTTGCGAAACAAACCAGAAAGGAGAATGAAATTGCCAAAAGTATTTGTTGTTTCTGAGACCCAGAAACATAATATTATTCCCGCAGCCGATTTCGGTGACATCGAAATTGTTCTGCCCCCTAATCAAGCGCAGGTTATTTTCTCGTCCGGTCCGACTGTACAAAGAGTCAAACGGGCGCTAGAAGATTTCTGTGACGACGACTACCTCTTGTTTATTGGTGACCCGACCGCCATTAGTATTTTAGCTGCAGTTGCTGCCGCTAAGAACTCCGGCCGGTACAAGGCGCTGAAGTGGGACAAGCAGGAGCGCCGGTACTTACCTATACAGATCGATTTATTTCCACATAGAAGGGATAACGACGATGATTGATTTTGAAAAAGACGCAGAGGCGTTAAAGCTACAAGACGACGATATCGAAGGTATCGCGGCATTAGCAAAAAGAGCTAAAGAGTTAGAGAAAGAAGTCGAAGACCTTGAAGCGGTCACGAAGGAAAGAAAGGATCAGCTTAGAAAATTAACCGAACAGTCCATCCCTGAAGCATTAACCCAAGTCGGCATGAAAGGTTTTGTGATGGATGACGGCAGCAGGATTGAGCTAAAGGCTTTTTACTCTGCCAGTATTTCTGCCGCACGCAGAGCCGAAGCGTTCCAGTGGTTACGCGATCACGGCATGGACGACATCATTAAGAACACTGTCAGCGTCCGATTCGGACGTGGCGAAGACGAGCTCTGTTCTCGTCTGTTAGAGATTCTTGGTACGCAAGGCTACCCTGCCGAGCAAGCTGAGAAGATAGAACCCATGACCTTGAAAGCATGGGTGAAGGAGCAGGTCGAGCGGGGCAATGAATTCCCAACCGAACTGTTTGGCGCCTACATGGGCCAGAAAGCAATCATTAAATCTTAAAGAGAAAAGGAAAAAGGAAAAAGAGACATGGCTAAATCAGCAGAAGTAGCGGTAAAAGGTAACACAGCCGTCGCATTAGCGGTGAACTTCGAAGGTGACGCGCAGAGCGGCTTCGAGCAAATGGATCAAGACGATTTTGCTCTACCGTTCTTACGAATCCTGACAAACATGTCGCCAGAGATTGGTGAAGTCGACGGCGCAAGCCCCGGCATGATCTACAACTCAGTAACAGGCGAACTGTTCGACGGTAAGAAAGGCGTACAGGTTATCCCCTGCACGTACATTCGCCAGTATATCGAATGGGCACCACGTGGATCGGGCAGCGGTGGACCGTTGAACATCTACCCCGCAACAAGTGACATCCTGTCCCGCACGCATCGCGAGCCGGGCGACAACAAGGATTACACAGACAGCGGAAGCTACATCGAAAACACAGCAAATCATTACGTAATGATGCTCGACGAAGCAGGCGTTCCAAACCCTGCGCTAATCGTAATGAAGTCCACTCAGCTCAAGAAGTCACGCAAGTGGAACAGCATGATGATGTCGGTAAAGCTCACCGGAGCTAACGGCATGTTTACTCCACCTATGTACTCACAGATTTATCGACTGACTGTCGCGTCTGAGTCTAATGACAAAGGCAAGTGGCACGGTTGGGAAATTGAGCGAGTAGGCAGCGTTGAAGATGCAGGCGTTTACGAGACTGCAAAACAATTTGCTGCAAGCATCGGTGCAGGAGATGTAAAAGTGAAGCACCAAGATGAATCGAAGCCTAGTACAGGTGAGGAGTCACATAGTCACTTTTAAGTCTGACGCCGGAGGGTAAAACCTCCGGCCTTTACCGAGAAAGAAGAATGGAAAAGCTAGATAAATTCATGGCCATCTTCGAGGGTTTGCACTGCGCCTACGGCACCTATCGAATCTCAGGTGAGCCAAACGAGAAAGGCAAGAGTACTGGTCAGGCGCTCGTGGTACGCAAGCCGCCGACCAAGGACCTGTGGCAACGCCACTTTGACGGGATAGATCCGTCACTCGGAATCATTCCAATACGCGCCGACAATAGCTGTACGTGGGGCGCTATAGACATTGACCAGTACCCGCTAGACCTACAGGCGCTGATCGAGAAAATTAAAAAGCTTGGGCTACCGCTCGTGACGTTTCGTAGTAAGTCGGGTGGCGCGCACGTCTACTGTTTCACAAAGACCCCTGTGCCTGCAGGAGATATGCAAAAGTATCTGACTGCATGCGGTGGCCTGCTCGGTGAAGCAGGGCGTGAGATATTTCCTAAGCAATCTGAAATCCTAGTCGAGCGTGGTGACACCGGCAACTACCTTAACCTGCCTTATTTCGGCGGAGAGAAAAGCCTGCGCTATGCGCTTAAGGAAGACGGTAACAGCGCGACGCTAGATGAGTTCTTCGCCATCTACGAGGCCAACGTGCAAGACGCTTTGGTTATGCCTAAGCCTCCCGAGAAACCAGACACGCCCGTAAAGGACGGACCGCCATGTCTGCAGGCACTCTGCTCGCAGGGCTTTCCTGAAGGCTCACGGAACAATGGCATGTTCTCTGTCGGCATCTACCTTAAGAAAGCTTTCCCTGTTGGGTGGGAAGACAAGCTGATGGAGTACAACCATAAGTACTTTAATCCGCCTCTCGGCCTGCAGGAAATTGCGCTGATACAGAAGCAGCTCGATAAAAAAGAATACCGCTATAAATGCAAAGACGATCCTATAAAATCATTCTGTAACCCCTCTCTGTGCAGGCAACGCAAGCATGGCATTGGCGGTGATGGACCAGACAGCCCGCAGCTCACGTCACTGAGTAAGTACGCAAGCGAACCGCCACTGTGGTTCCTTGACGTAAACGGCAAGCGCATCGAGCTCGAGACAGAAAGCCTGTTCAATCAAATGTTTTTCCAGAAGGCCTGCATGGAGCGGCTGAACGTCCTGCCGCCAACAATCAAAAAGCCTGACTGGGAGCAGCTTGTAAATGAACTGCTAGGTGAGATGGTTGAGTTGCAGGCCATCACCGAGGCAAGCGAAGACACCACAATCACCGGCAGGTTCGCTGACCTTGTTGAAGAATTCACGACCCACCTGCAGCAGGCAATGGACCGTGACGAGATTCTCATGGGCCGTGTCTGGACCGATGAAGAGAACGGCGTTTGTTATCTACGGATCAAGGACCTCGAAGCACACCTGAAGCGCAATAACTTTGGCACGCTGTCCGCGCCTAAGATGGCGCAGCGGTTACGTGAGCTCGGCGGTGAGCCAAGCGTCATAAAGCTTAAGGGTCGCACGGCTCGAGTGTGGAAGCTGCCTGTGTTTGATAAGCAGGATGCTCCATTCGATACGCCTACCAACAATGACTCGGTGCCGTTCTAATGATGACTAAGGTGTTCGGCCCGCCGGGTTCGGGTAAAACTACGTTCCTTCTTAACGTCGTTGAGAAGGAGCTCGCCGACAATACGCTATCGAGCCAGATAGGTTACTTTTCGTTTACTCGCAAGGCAGCAGGTGAGGCCCGTGATAGAGCGATCCAGAAGTTCCCTAGCCTGAACGCCGAGACTGACTTCCCGTGGTTTCGCACGCTACATAGTCTTGCCTATCATTGCCTCGGAGCAGGGGCCAAGGATCTGATGTCTGCAGAGGATTACGCGACGTTCGCAAAGGAAACTGGTCTCGAGGTATCAACCTCGCTAGAGGGCGACGAGTATATCGTGCGCGCCGACAACGCAATTCTGAACGAGATAAACATCGCACGCATTCGAGGCATAGACCTGCGGACACATTACAACCGCAGCAACATGGACATCGAATGGTTCTATTTTGAGTTTGTCGAGCGCGCCTACCGCAAGTTTAAAGCGGCGCACATGCTGATGGATTTTACGGACCTGCTCGAGAGACTGATAGAGCAGGACGAACGCCTGCCCTCACTCGAGGTACTAATTGTCGACGAGGCGCAAGACCTATCACGCCTGCAATGGAAACTGGTTATGGCATTGGCAGAGAAGGCGGACCGCACGTTTGTCGCAGGAGATGATGACCAAGCGGTATACACGTGGTCCGGTGCTGACGTAGAAAGCTTCCTGTCCTGTGAGGGTGAGGTAAAGATTCTTGAGCAGTCCTATCGCGTACCGGCTAAGGTCCACTTCCTTGCAAACTCTATCGTGAAGCGAATCCAGAACAGGCAGGAGAAAATCTGGGCGCCACGACAAGAGCAGGGCGAGATAAATTACTACAACCAATTCGAGCAGGTGGATATCAGCAAGGGCGAATGGTTAATCATGGCGTCCACGAACTACATGCTTAACGAGCTGCACAACTGGATCAAAAGCCAAGGCCTTCTCTTCGAGCGTAATGGACAACGGAGCATTGCCGATTCGGTGGTGACCTCTGTCATTGGTTGGGAACGGTTACGTAAGGGCCAGTCGATTGGCTACGACGTGCTGCGACAAGTCTATAAGAACTTGCCTGCTTCCTCGATAAAGCGCGGGTTTAAATCGCTAAGGCATGCGGACCCCGAGGCTATGTATGACATGGCCGAGCTAAAAGCTAACCAAGGGTTACTGACCGATGCAATCTGGCACGAAGCCCTGACCAAGATAGGCGAAGACAAACGCGACTACCTAATCGCTGTGCTGAGGCGTGGTGCGAAGCTAGGCGTTAAGCCTGCGATACAACTGTCCACGATCCACGGAGCTAAGGGCGGAGAGGCGGACAATGTTTTATTGCTCACGGACCTGAGCCCTAAGTTTGCAAAAGATTATGCGAAGAACGCCGATGACATTAATCGACTGCTCTATGTGGGCGTCACGCGCACAAGGCAATCCCTGCACATTGTGCTTCCAAAGAATGAAGAAAGAGGATTTAGATTTTGAGCGAATGGACCCCACCACAACATTTTCCTGACCTGTCGGAAGCAAAAGAGATTGCCATCGACCTCGAGACCTGCGATCCAAACATGGAGAAGTTCGGGCCCGGTTGGCCACGCAACGACGGGTTTATCGTCGGCTACGCCGTCGCAGTAGACGGGTGGTGCGGCTACTACCCTATCGCACATGGCGGTGGCGGCAACCTCGATAAAAGAATGGTCGAGGCATGGATCACGGACATTCTAAAACTGCCCTGCCCGAAGGTGATGCATAACGCAGCATACGACTTGGGTTGGCTACTGGCGTCAGGGTTCGAGGTTCAAGGAACAATTATCGACACGATGATTGCTGCAGGCCTAGTCGACGAGAACCGATACAGCTACGCACTAAACTCTCTGGGTTTCGATATGCTCAAAGAGATTAAGTCAGAGGAGCAGCTCAAGAAGGCGGCTGCAGATTTTGGCGTGCACCCAAAGAAAGAGCTCTGGAAACTTCCGGCGCATTTTGTTGGCGCCTACGGCGAACAGGATGCGGCACTTACGCTGAAGCTCTGGCATCACCTCGAGACCCTGCTAAGGCAAGAAGAGGTCGAGTCCATCTTCCAATTGGAAACTGAGATACTGCCTGTGCTAGTGGGTATGACGCATAAAGGCATTCGCTTTGATAGGGAAAAAGCAATAGAGCTCACCGAAGAGCTCAAGAAGAAAGAGAAAAAGATGATTGCCTTTATCCGCAAGGAGGCGGGCGTCCCTGTCGACATGTGGGCAGCGGCAAGCATTGCCAAGGCCTTTGATAAGCTGAACATTGGCTACCCGAAGACAGACAAGGGCGCGCCAAGTTTTACTAAGTCCTTCCTCGAGGGATGCGAGCACCCGATTGCCAAGGCCATCGTTGAGGTGCGCGAGATAAACAAGACGCACAACACTTTCCTGCAGCCGTACCTCGATGCAAGCGAGGCCACCGGGCGAATCCATTCGCACATTAACCAGTTGCGCGGTGAGGGCGGCGGCACGGTCACCGGCCGACTGTCCATGAACCAACCGAACCTGCAGCAAGTGCCTGCACGCCACCCAGTTATCGGTCCAATGGTCCGAGGTTTGTTCTTGCCTGAGGAAGGCGAGCTCTGGGCGGCCAACGACTTCTCGAGTCAGGAGCCCCGCCTACTGGTTCACTATGCGAGCCTGTTGAAACTGGATGGCGCCGGTAAGATGGCTGAGGCTTATCAAGAGGACCCCGGCACTGACTTCCACCAAATGGTCGCCGACCTTGCAGGCATTGATCGTAAGCAGGCCAAAACTATCGGGCTCGGTTTGATCTACGGCATGGGCGTTAAGAAGCTCGCGGTAGAGCTCGACATGCACGACGACGAAGCGAAGGAGTTGATTCAGACGTTCCACGCCAAGGTCCCGTTCCTGAAGTCAACAATCCACGCGGTGCAGAAGCGCATTGAGTACCCTGCCTCCGGCGGATCGATCAGAACATTGCTCGGCCGCAAGTGTCGCTTTCCTTTGTGGGAACCAATGGCGTGGGGAATCAACAAAGCGCTGCCCTACGAAGAGGCCGCTGCAAAGTACGGCACGCGAATCAAACGCGCCATGACCTACAAGGGTACCAACAAACTAATCCAAGGAAGCGCAGCGGACCAGTGTAAGAGCGCCATGCTTGCCCTACACAAGGCAGGGTTCAACATCATGCTGCAGGTGCATGATGAGATAGCCCTCTCTGTAAAAAGCCGTGAAGAGGCTGAGGGGGCCGCTAAGATCATGCGCGAAGCGGTAGAGCTCGCCGTGCCAAGCAAGGTAGACGTTGAGGTTGGGCCCAATTGGGGCGAATCAAAGTAGCAGCGTATATTAGAATACTGTAAGCTTCATATACCAAACCAGAAAGGAGAAGACTATGCCAACAGGTGTGTACGTGCGACGACGTGTCCACAAGAATCGAAAGAGAAGACCAAAGGGTTACGTGCCCCCTCCCTCGCCGTCTAAGCGAGAAACTCCGTGGGCTAACCTATGCGTGCGGGCAGAGCATTACGCGATGCTGCGCGAGTTAGGAGAGTTCTACGAGGCGCCCCTGAGCAAGATCGCAGGCTCGTTGATCACGCGCCATTTCATTGAGCTGTTGAGAGACAGTGACCCCGTCAAAGCCCATGCACTCGAGCAGGAATACAAAAATGAAAAATACAGTAAGCAGCTCCTTGACCTTGCCGGTTGAGGTAGTTTACGAGATCCTACCTGCTGAATTTGGGCTACCGGAACAAGTCGATATTGTTGCGGTAAACATCACAGTAAGAGGGCCCTCTGGGCGCAAAAGAAAGGTCGACGTTCTGGCAATGCTAGACGAGGCGGAGGTATTTAGACTTGAAGACGAAACCGATCAGACAGGAGAATGAAATGGTAGTCTATAAAATAGGGCCTAAATGGTACAAATCCATGGTCACGGTTGGCACGACAAAGCACACTTTTTTTGGGTACAGCCGAGAGGAAGTTGCAGGCCGAGCTAAGCAGGAGATTGAAAAAAAGGAGACGCGCAATGTTTAAGCGACTCAAGGCTAAGCTGTTAGGCCAGAAGCCACTGGACCATGACGAGATTATGTTCGCCTACATGGATGCGGCCAAGCACGTTAAGCCTGCACCGCTGTTCGCTAAGGACTTCGCGAGGCTCATCGAGGCCAAGCACGGCATCGTTGGCACGTACAAGACGGAGCCGATGAACTATGACGACTGAGGATTTAAGCAAGAAGCCCTGCCCCTGCGGCGAGACGATGGGCCAGATAATAGGCCACGACGAGAATGCTCAGAAAGAATTGGTGCCCGTGCGACGAGGTTGGTATTGTTTTAACTGCAGGCATTGGGAAGACGCCATCTTACGGGAGAGGATCGTTGAAGACTATTGAAGAGTTCAGCAGATTAGTGGTGGAGATGTACGACGAGATGTGGGCCGTGGTCGAAGAGATGGAAGACACTCTCGGCATCGGCCCCAGTGAGCTCATGTGCGTCTTGACTAATATGCTGTGCGACACGGCCCAAGGATCAGGGATCAAGAAAGAAGCTTTCCTTGTAATGATGGAAATGCACTACGACGTGGACAGAAAACACTACGACGATGAGATAGAAGAAGGGCCCACGGTCCACTAACTTGTTGATTTTATTGGGTAGAAAAAAGTAGTTGACGGTAGTATTAAAAACGTGAGACGATTCAGTTGTCGGGTTGGCCGACACCATACAGGAGAAAGATATGAACGGTTACATAGCGCTTTACAAGGGTAAGCAGATTGAAGTCTACGCTGAAACCTCCTATGCCGCGCAGTGCAAGGCTGCCGCTGAGCTAAAGGCCAAAAAGCAATATGAGGTCTCTGTTTACCTCGCCGAGAAAGCAGGCGAGCCTGTCGTTCAAAACCCCGCGATTCTTTAATACAGGAGAAAGACATGAAAATTCAAACTGAAGTAGGTTCCATGGAAATTAACTTCGATCCTAAGAAGTACAAGACCAAGGCAGGTGCCGCCAAGGCCTTTCATAAAGCCCTGTGCAAATTTGCGAAAGAGGTGTACGGGCAAAACCCGGATATCGAAATCTTCATCGATACCCCAGAGGAAAGCCAAGCCCGTGGCTACGGCAAAAATTGGCGGGTCTGTTGGGAAGCGGGACCTTATGAGTGGGCCATCGGCACTTCAATGCAGTTACATAATTACTTCAAGGGCGGATGGTACACCGAGCCTTACTACTCATTCGACTTGTGTTTCACTGAGTAGTAAAAAGTAGTTGCAGGTGGTCTCGCATTATGAGACCATCTCTTTGTCGGATTGGCCGACATCATACAGGAGACAGTCACATGGCATTTGCCCCTTCAGCAGTTTACCCCATCCGCGAAGGCGGATCGTTTGTCGAGAAGCAGTACGGTAACTTTTTCGAGTACGACCTCCACGGCGAGGACACCTTCGCCGGATACCCTCACCGCGTCTGGGTCTCTGATGCTCCTGTAGATGAACAAAACGATTCAGGATGGCGCTACGCGCTAGTCAAAAAGACCGTGGCCTATATCGTCGTCGACGAAGACGAGAGCGGTCAGCCGGTAGTTCAGAAGTGGTCGATCAAGGCCCACAGAATTTACTCTAACTAGAAAGGAGAAAGATTATGTTTGACATCTACTGCCCACATTGCGGCGAGCCTCACGACCAAGACATGCTGCATGACCCTGCCGATTACGGCGCCCCTGAAGGCCTGAGCTACATGCAGGCTGCCGCTCTCTTCAAGCAGCACGGCTGCGGTCTATTCAAGGCTGAGCCTAGCCCCTGCAAAGCACCGGCGGTCCTCGAAGAGGATCAGCTCGCTCAGATCCAAGCAGGAATTGAACTTTCAGAATACCCAGACGAGTGGTGTCTGGACTACGTTTAAACTTACCGGCCCCTACGGGGGCCACATACAGGAGAATCCCATGCAAGATTTCATCGACTTTATCGATTACGTTAGCACTTTTTACGGCCCCGGCGGCGTCTATGACATGGGCGTTACGCGCCTAGATGTTGCCATCGCAACCGGTTACTACCTCAGCGGAATTAACCTAAGCGACTTCGCTGCTGACAGCATCGACCGCGGGCACGTTCGCGACGTGCTTATCGAGAAAATGGGGTACACTTTCCCCGTAGGAAAAAGTAGTTGCGCTGTCTGATCAGTGTGCTAGTATTCGTTTGTAGTTTAATTTAACCGATACAGGAGAAAGACAATGTCAGCCTATTTATGTGATCCCAAAGATTTCGCCCTGCTTGCAGCGTATGCTCTTAAGCCCGGCGCGCCACGTCACTTCGTTAACCTCGATCAGAAAGAGTACATCGACATCGTGATTGCTGCAGACATCGCCACGATACTTGCCAAGGAGAACATCAAGTCTCTCGAGGCCCTCTACCCTAAGTACGGCGTTGCCGGTGGCTTCCTCTGCGGCACTCTCGAAGAGTTCCTCGCCGAGGTTAAACTTGCAGCCAAGGCCCGCTACGATTACAACGATCTCGTTAAGATTAAAGAGGTCCTCAACTCCTTCGACTATCAGTCATGCGAGCACCCAGAATACCGTCAGTCTGACGCCTACCACCTAGTGCGCGGCATTAAAGATCAACTCCTCTCTGAGTTCGCTTATCGCTACGAGCTCGCACAGGAGGCAGCGTAATGAGAATCCTACTAGCACTGGCCGCGCTCGTCGCGGCCCTTGGCCTCGCCGGTACATCCGATTTTGAAGAAGCACAGCAGCAGCAGGATCGCTACTGTGAGTTCGTGGCCGACGGAACATGGCCCCCGTACAACCCTGATATCCAATGCAACTAAGGACCCACGTATGAAAATTGAAACAGGCGTTCCACTACCCGAGTCCTCACGGGCTCGCAAGTACCCCTTCCTCGAGATGTCAGTAGGCGAGTCAGTCTACTTCGACGGCGAGGAAGTAAACGGGCGCGCTTACCGCGCTGCTATGTCAACCGGTCGGCGCCACAACCAAAAGTATGTCGCTCGACGTGAGGACAACGGCCTCCGAATCTGGAGGGCTGAGTAATGTTAGACGTTGACGTGCAGGAAATTGTAGACAGTCACCTCGAGTTGATGAAAGTTGTCGATAAAGTGGAAGTGATTAAACTTTTAAAAACGGCCATCGAAGAGCCTAGCGGTACAGTCGACAATCTTGTCAACTATCTGCATAAAGCTCGGGTGGATTCTTACAACATGGGCGCAGGAAACACTGACCCCGTTAATGGTTTAACCAAACGCCACGGAGAAAAATAATGAGCAAGGGAAGCAGACCACGCCCATTGAGCGTGAGCAAAGAAAAGTTTGACGACAACTTCGACCGCATCTTCGGCAAGAAGGCCAACGTCGACACCCTCACGATTCGTGTGTCAGGGACCACGGCTCACGGGTCAACCCTGTCGCCAGAAAGCACCGTGCTAGAGCTCAGCCCGAAGGAGCAGGATGAATGACCACGACCCGAATGGATGTTCTTACTTTATCTGAACGCGCTCTCTTACGTGCAGAATTAGAACGTCAGGTACAGGAATACAAGGACAGCGGCGGAGTGATAACCGTTTGTCCGCCACGCGCATTTAGCGAGGTTGACCCTAACGCTCCCAAGAGAAAGTTTGATCGCCTCATGCGACCAGACTCGTTAACCGATCCAACCAACCGAGACATCGGGGCGCATCGCCCTGCTCACAAGAAAGGAGAAGACGCATGAGCCACAGGCAGCAATACGAACAGCAGGTGTTTATGATCGCTCAGGCGCTTGTAGAATTAGGCAAGCACACGAACAAGTATGAGTTGGCTCGTGATGCTGTTGAAATAGCTAAGCTCGTCAAAGACGAGATAGAAAAATCTATTCCAGACCCATGGGTGTTAGGTGGAGATAAACCTGAAGGTTGGGAATAAATCATGTATGACTACCAATGCAAAATTGTCCGTGTTGTCGATGGAGATACTGTCGATGTTGATATTGACCTTGGGTTTGATACTTGGCGTTGCGGTGAGCGCATTCGTTTGTACGGTGTTGATACTCCAGAGTGCCGCACACTCGATGCTGAAGAAAAAGCTGCCGGGTTCTTGGCGAAGGAATTTGTCGAGGACGCACTGCACGTCGGAGGAACCTATCGCCTCCAGACAAAAGAGAAAGGAAAGTTCGGACGGTACCTCGGAACAATCTACCTGACCGACGACACCTCGATAAACGCTGCGCTAGTCACCGAGCATTTGGCAGTGCCTTACACTGGGCAAAACAAAAATGAAATCCAAGCGCAGCATCAAGCTAACTTTCAGATACTCAAGGACAAGTGGCTCATATGAAAGCGTGGCCGTGGGAAGTAGTACAGGAGGCCTTCCGACTTCGTGATGAAGGCGTTCCTAAAAAATTAATCAGCCGCAAGCTCGGGCCGTCAACACACACATTGAACGACTGGTTTAATAGACCGGGTTATCTGGAGAAAATAAATGGACGACGAAAAAGCAATCCTAGCGTTGATCTCAACGGTAATGATGCACGCGCTGCTCGGCAGATCGAAGCGCTCTACCGATCAACTGGCACGTGAAGCGGTGGTAGTTGCTGAGCAGCTCATCGACGAAATCAATCTCACCATGGAGCACCGCTGATGTTTACCTCAGCCCTAGCCTGCCTAGCACTGACCATTTACCACGAAGCCCGCAACCAAGACCTGCAGGGGCAGGTCGCCGTCGCACAGGTCGTCCTCGAGAGAGTCTACGACTCACGCTTCCCTGATACCGTGTGCGGCGTCGTCACCGACGGCGGAGAGGTCCGCAACCGCTGCGCGTTCTCGTTCTACTGCGACGGCCAGTCCGATAAACCTCAAGACGAGCGCGCCTACACCGTAGCGCGGTGGATCGCCTCAGGCGTCCTCAGCGGCGTTGTGAAGGACGTTACGGGTTACGCCACGCATTATCATGCCTACTACGTTCGCCCTGACTGGGCCCTTACAATGCGTCCTACGGCCGTCATAGGCGATCACCTGTTCTATCGAGAGGGTGCAGGCGCCGAGGACCACGGACCTTATGTCGGACGGCAGTAGGACGGGACCAGACGTAACCAGACGTAACCAGACGGGAGTAGCGCAGAAAAGTGCACATGTTTTTGTCCGGGGATGAAAAAAAGTGCAGATGTTTTTGTACTTAGCCTCTAAGTCCTTGAATTGATTAGAATATAAATAAGTAAAACAAAGTGGTCGAAAGTATTGTTTTCTAGGATTAGATCAACTAAGCTGTAGTTGTTGTCGGGGGGTGGCCCCGGCCGGATACAGGAGAAAGACATGCTAAACATCATCGCCAACGCTGAGTACCGTCACGGTGCAGAGAACTCAACTCCTAAGTCTTACCAGAAGAAAGCACAGAAGCTCTTCGCTGAGCTTGGCGAGAATGTCCAAATCGTCAAGATCCAATGCAACTACAACAGCAAAAAATATCACCTGTTCGCCTTCGGTGAGGACGTGAGCAAGCCCCTGTACCGACAGCAAGGCCGAATCGAGATCAGCGAGAAACAGCGCGCTCTCCACGGACCTGACTACAGGGACGGTGCCGATCACTTCTACGCCGTTTGGTCTGACTGGCAAGATGGCACTGGTTACACTGAGTACCAAGCTCAGGCCAAAGCCGCCATCGAGAAATACCGTCAAGAGAAGCAGGCCAAGCAGGCACGGCCTGAAGTCGGTCGCCGGGTAGAGTTCTGGGCGAACCAAGCTTGGAGAGATGGCGAAGTCCTAGCGACTATCGAGGACCGCGCCCTGATCGCCTACCGCATGCCTGCCGGTGCTGTCTACATGGTCATAGTGGCTCACGATCCCAACACAGGAGCCTCTGAGCGACAATGGCGGCACAATACTAGCTGCGTCCGGCGTTACCGCTACGGCAGCTACAAATCGATCTCAGTCAACGCCCTGAAAAAGAATGCCAAGTGGCTTGCTGAGGTGGTCAAGGTCGAGGGCTTTGAAGATGGGAACGTGGACCAAGGACTTGAATATCTAGGCGAGGACCTAGAGTAGGAATAAATAGTAAAAAGTAGTTGACGCCCCTGATGACATGCATTAGACTGCAGTTGTTGTCAGGGAATGGCCCTGACCGGATACAGGAGAAAGACATGACAGACTTCAACAACATCGCAGCAATCAACGCTACTACGCTTAAAAATGGTAAAGCCAAGATGGTAGCAATCATGAATGACGGTTCTGAAGTGATCGTCCGCAAGGCTAGTGCGGCAAAAGCCTACGCTAACATTTACGACATCGAGGTAAATGGAAACGCCCAAGGTGGCGGTTTGGCTTCGTACATTACAATCAACGCCAAGCCCGGCGTTCCAAGCCGAACGGGAGACAACGCTGCCCCTGTTAAGTCAATCAAAATAACTTACCTCTAAACCCAACCGGCCCCTACGGGGGCCAACCCCATACAGGAGAATGACATGGCTCAAGTTAAATTCGGAATTACGTTTTCTCTCAACGACTACGCTTATGCCGAAGTCGATCAGTTCATCGAGTGTGTGGATAACATATCCGAGGAGAGCAATCTGCGTCAGCGATACATCGATTTTCTGAATGCTGTCCTAGCCAAAAAAGTAAAACCGTCAACACTGGTTGACGTGGATGTTCTCAATCTGTTTATTGGCGATTTGGACAACCGCGCTCATATCGATTACCTCGAGGATCACTGGAAGGACGATTCTAGAATAACGGCAGGCGGCAAAATGTTCTGGGGCAGATGCAACAAGCTCCGAGCAATACATCAAGCTGCACTATCCTAACCCCATACAGGAGAACGACCATGTCATACACAGTAGCCATCATCACCGACCCAGAAGCATTCGACGCCTCCTTCTACGGCTCAGGCGCTCCAGAGTCCTTCTTTACCGAGTCCTTCTCGACTTACCCTAAGTACCTCGAGGGCATCAAGATCATCGCCGCACGCTTCCCTGAAGCACGCCTGCAGGGCGACGGCTTTATCCCCGAGGGCCTGATCGAAGAAGCGCGTAACCCCTAATCACGGACCACGGCCCTTCGGGGCCGATACAGGAGAACGACATGACTTACTTTACTGATTTCACCGAAGCCCGCGCCGAGAAGTTTGAGCAGCAGGCTGCCGATTGCCTCAAGCGTGAGTACGACTCATTCCAAAACTGCGACACCGACGGCTACCTCTCTCAGTGGGCGTCTAGTGTCATGGCCTCTAACTACAAGCTCAAGGCAGAGATTTGCCGTGCCGGTGGCGTGAGCGAGTTTAACGGCCTCTACAAGGGCGAGCAGCGCCTCAAGGCCAAGGTAATCAACGGCCAGTATGGCGCCGTCTGGTTGGTCCATGAGGACGACCAAGAGCTCGCAGGCAGGAAGTTCATTCCTACCGGCTCACGGTCCAAGGTTCAGACGGAGCTCGGCCTGTGCGAGAAGCCTGAGCTCGCACCCGCTTGGGTCACCAAGGACAACCGTGTTTTCCGCACTGGCGACGAGTGGGGCAGCGATGCCCTCGCCGTTTAACCCACCCCAACCTCGGAGCCTGAACGTGAAGAAAGAAAAGATACAAAACGGCAGACCCTGCGAGTCCTGCAACCTCTGGATCAGGGCCACCAAGGGCAACACCCTCTGCGAGAGATGCAAAGCAGTAGTCAGAACACTTAACGTAATTTGGAAACCTACACAGGAGACACACCATGCATGAGCAAGACGCCCCACAGGACCTACAGGACGCGCAGCAGCGCCTCGATGAAATCAACCAGTGGTTTGCCAAGAACCCTTACTGGCGCCTCACAGACGACCACAGAGACTTCAAGCAAGGCCACGCTCGCGAAATGGAGCAGATCAAGCTCGAGGCATTGATCAAGAAATTAAGCAGCGGGGAGACGCTGTAAACTACGCCCGTACGTCGTTGCACCACGTTACTGCACACACCCAAAACCTCTCAAAAATGCTCTTTTTGGGGGGTTTTTTATTTTTTGACGTGACCATGTGTAACCTTGTTTTGTCTATTACGCTGTGGGCCCCGTGGATAAAGGAACGAGGGGCCTTTAACGTGTGAGATTGAAAGAGTGGCGTGGACCACGGGAAATGGGGGTGGGATTGCTCTGGAGGCCACGTGGTGCGGGCTTTGAGGGGCATGGACCATGGACCACGGACCTGCCTATGCAAGCGGGTTCTATAATACCGTAATTTGAGAAAAAAAGAGTTTGATTTTATTTTTAATGAAATACGGTACGTTTGACGTAACCGGTGTAACCGATCAATGTTTATGCGGTCTACAGGGATACGTCAAAGGTTACGTCTAAATATTATAGGTGTAACGGTGTAACCTTTTTACCAATTATACGGGGTGCGCGCGCGACTCATTTTTTAGAAAAAAAACTTATTTTTTGTGAGATTACGGTACTATAGAAACGCCTGAAAATAGACAGATTAGCAGCCTGTCGATACAATACCGTTTTTTCCACTGGCGAGGTTACGATGACACTCACAGGCATTACTCCCCGGCAGCACACCCTGCACTCCTGCAACGGCAGCCAAGGCCGCACTCGTTACCCATTCAAAGCGATGATCCTCGGCGATTACTTTGTGGTCCATTCGAAAGAGGACGCCAAGCGTATCAACAGCGCTTTGTCGACGTTCTACAAATCCCGTAATGGCGCAGGCAGGCGCTTCACTGTCACGCAATCGGAAGGCCCCGTCTGGACCTGTAGGAGGACTGCATGAGCAAGAGCAGCAAAGAAGGTAAGCATCGCAGAGATATCTTGAACGCCTCACCGCTGAGGCCCAGTACTCGAGCGAAACTCGAAGCCCGGCTGAATGAGCCGGTCGCCCCGCTGAAGAACCAAAAGCATATTGTCAGCGCTCAACAATGGACGTTCATTCAAGAACTCATATCGAACGACGGCCACATCACTCTGACCGAGGCAGCGATACGCGCAGGCTATCCGAAGGAATCGGCAAGCGCGATAGGCTCGGAGCTGACCAACCCAAAAAAGAAACCGCACGTCGTCGCCGCTATCCAAGAGTACAGGGCCGAGCTCGCTGAGAAGTACGGCACGAATTTCGACAGGCATATGCGAGACCTGCAGCGTATCCGTGACCAAGCCCTCGAGGCAGGCAACTTCGGTGCGGCAGTCTCCGCTGAATACCGGCGCGGCCAAGCGCTTGGAACGATCTACGTAGACCGCAAGGAAATCCGTGTTGGCACCATCGACTCGATGAGTAAGGACGAGGTCAGGCGCAAGCTTGAAGAGATCAAAGCATTGTATGGTGCACCACCGCAGACACTGATCGACATCGAGCCTGAAGAGATCGAAACCGAAGAGGTGGAGGAGACGCCACCGGCCAAGACAATCATCGAGGAGATGCGCGATGTCGAGCGGTCCAGAGTCAGCGCTATACAGAAACGTAAGGAAGAAATTGCCCGGCGCTTTGGTAGTGCCTCTGGAGAACCGGGTGAACCTCGGGATACCGGACTGCCTGATAGCGACGCCGCCGATCTACTCGATGTTGGAGCTCAAGGTGGTGAAGAGCGGGAAGAAGGTACGCCTGAGCCCTCACCAGATAGCCTTCGCCCTGAAGCACGGGTCGATGGGGATGCCGACTTACATTCTGGTGCAGTGGCATCCGAAGGGGACGACCAAGGCCTCTGAGACACGCCTGCTGCTGTACCATGGCACGCAGGCGCAGGAGCTATACGAGAGGGGCGTAGACACACCTCCGGTGGCCCAGTGGGCCCTGAATGCAGTTGATTGGACCGAATTAGGTCGACAGATAACAATAGGTGCCCGTATATGGCCCAAAGAGCCGCTGTGAGCGCGATTAACCGAGACCTTTATCTACCTACCACATGCGGCATATCGTCCAATAGCGGGAACTGGGAAAGGAGAGGCGGGCGGTCAGAGCCCCCGCGTGAGAGGGAATTCCCTCGAGGGGCCGTGACGCATGCAAATTGATCGAAAATTGACCAAATTTGGCAAGGCCCGTGGACCATGGCCCGAGGTGCCCGAATCGGGGCAACCACAAGATGTAGTGTTTGGCGGGGGCCGAGGTGCATGGAAATAGCTAAGTGCTTGATTTTAAACGATTCACTATTTCCGGTAATTGATATTACCGGAAATAGCGGGTCCCTTTTGGCCGATTCTGGAGGTAGATGAGAATGATTCGCATCTGGCGGGGCCGCCCCCCACCCCCTCGCGACGATGCGGGGTGTATGCCAGTTTTTACACAATTAATTTGGCCCAAAACAAAAATGGACTATGTTTCACGTGGAACCACCTAGCCAACCCACCCCCTTGTTTTTTAAAATCAAAAGGGCCATAAATTTTTAGCAAAATTTTACTAAATGGGAATTCGTATGCAGCAAGATGTCGAAGCCGAACGATTAAAACTAGAACTCCGACTAGCCCTGCTAGAGGGCCAAGAACGGGCTAAGGACACGTTTATCGGTTTTTCTCAATACGTCTGGCCCGAGGCGATACTAAGCAGCCACCATAAGATTATGGCCGACGCCTTTGATCGAATAGCCAAAGGAACCCTGAAGCGCTTGATCGTGAACATGCCGCCTCGACACACCAAATCAGAATTCGCGTCGTATCTGCTGCCTGCCTACATCATGGGCCGTAAGCCAAGCACCAAGATCATTCAAGCGACACACACCGGCGAGCTCGCTGTACGCTTTGGCCGTAAGGTGCGTAACTTGATGGATCTGGATAAATACAAGGAAGTATTCCCTGAGGTTGCCTTGAAGGCTGACAGTAAAGCCGCCGGAAGGTGGGACACGAACAGTGGTGGGGAGTACTTTGCTGTAGGTGTAGGCGGCGCGATGACGGGCCGTGGTGCGGATATGTTGATCATCGATGACCCGCACTCGGAGCAAGACGCGGCCTCGGTTTTAGCTCTGGACAACGCTTGGGACTGGTACACCTCTGGGCCTAGAACTCGATTGCAGCCGGGCGGTGCAATTGTTATTGTGATGACAAGGTGGGGAACGAAGGACCTAACGGCCCGATTGCTGAAATCACAATCTAACTCGAATGCGGACCAATGGGAGGTTATCGAGTTTCCTGCTGTTTTTGATGAAGGTGAGGAGAACGAAAGAGCCCTTTGGCCTAGCTTCTGGGAACTTGACGAGCTCCGCGCGGTCCGTGCATCGATGTCGGTGCAGAAATGGAACGCGATGTACCAACAACGGCCCACGGCCGATGAAGGTGCAATCCTGAAGCGTGAGTGGTGGCGCATTTGGGA